TCCGCGTTGATGGCTTGGTTGAGACCCGTGAAGTAGTTCTCGAAAATCTCTAGCTGCGCCTGCTTAGCAAACAGGTTGAAGTCGGAAGGAGAGACGTAACCGTAATTGTTCTTGTTGAGAATCGACAATACGGTTTGACGGACTGAATCAATCATTCCCTAAAGATAACTATCTCAAGACCACTAAGTGGCCGAGGCGCTCCACCCACCGAAGCGTATGCTTATTGCGAGCCACAAAGCTGTAGGTGTATATATCGTCGCGAACCATAGCCCGCTCGTAGCCACCGTCCCAAACGGAATCGAAGCTATTGGAACTCCAAACCAAATCGCCCCATCGCGAGAAAACCCTGACCTGTACATTGTCCCAGCAGTCAGGTGGTGTCTCAACTTTCCACGCATCATTGACACCGTCGTTGTCTGGCGTAAAGCCATTGGGGATGTATACCGGGCACTCGATGACATCCAAGCATGGCTCACCCGTGGCGCAGTCGACCTCCATAATCAATGTGTCTATGACCGTGATGTAGGTGGTGTCATAGAAATACCAGTTGATAGGAACCACGATGGTATCGGGCGGTAGCTCAACGTATACAGTCTCCGTAACGACAACGGTATCGGGGGGCAGCTCGATATACACAATCTCCGTAACGACAACGGTATCGATAACCACCTCGGGCACAGGGTCGCCGCAGTCGCCCACTACCACCCAGTTGTCCAAGAAGTTTTGGTCTTCGTACAGCCCTGTCCCCCATGGGGTGCCGTCGCCATTTACTCCTACCTCGGCCCAACCTCCGTCAGACGCATACATAGTTTGCCCATAGCTAATCTGCCAGATGACAGCTTGGATGCTATACCCCTCTGTAACCCAGTACGTGATGACGCCCTCGAGGTTGCAATACATCTGTCCCGATGTAGGCCCGTCGACACAATCAGCTTGGTAGGGATTGAATAGGGGGAACGTAACCGTATCGCCAGCATAGTAAGGCGGCACAAGCGATTCGTCGTACAGGTTGGTCCAATTCGTTGGCGACTCCGTAGTAGTGGCGGTATATATCCATCCCGGGTGGTTGCTCTCGGGGTTCAAGGAAAACCCGGACGGGAAGTCCCAACCGATGTTCATAGCGTTGCAATCCTCATCCAACGCCTGAAAGCCAAACTGCAATTCCGAAATACCGTCCGGGGCACCCTCCCCGCCACAGCCATCGGTGCTGTTAAACGCTACCGTAACGGTGCCGAAGATGGGGTCGAAGTCAAGGAGCTCAAGGTCGCACTGGGCGTAAGAAGAAAAGGGGAAGTAGAGTAGTAGGAGCCAACGCTTCATGTCTCTAAGGTCCAAAAAAAAAGCCACCCCGAAGGTGGCCTTTTCAATTACGTACTACACTATTAAGTATAGTAGTCGAACTTCAATCCGTATGAATCTTCAACCATAACATTTGCCGCTGGCCATGGGCTGCGCAAAGACTGTTCAATAGCGTTGATTAATTTGTCCTGAAGCTCTTTCGCTACCGCCCTAGTCTCCTCCTCCGACGTGGGGTTGTAGAGCCAAGGGAAAACCTCATAAGTAGTGGAGCCATTGATATCGTAGAAAGTCATATAACAGTCACCGCCGTCGCCTTGCTGGTGATAGGTATACATATCGATAACACCCACACTTTTAATGTCAAGGGTGTAAACAGAACCCTCCTTGTACACCCACAATGGCTTGCTAGATTGAAGGGGTTTGTCTAAGGTCATCATTGCAAGGTCATTAACCAACTCCATCTTCAAAATAGTGGCCACAGCCTTATTGAAAGAAGTCTTAATCTGCTGACCCTCAGATTGAACGCGGTCTCCGACCTTGTATTTAGACCACCAATACTTCGAAGTTTCGATATCGGAGCATTCTTGCGTAAATGCAACCGCTGCGGTAGCAATACTAAACCGAGGTAGGCGGGTGCCCCCATCGCTCTCATAGATGAAGCCGGGCGTCAACGTGATTTCGGTTTCGCTATCTACCGTTTCAACCGTTGCCCAAGAGTTAGAGTTCTCGGGGTTGAATACAACCATACCCGGTTGAACACCTTCAGAGACAAAGGTGCTGTTATCTGAGGTTAAGACCCGCGTTACCGGGTCATATGCATTCCAAGTTTTGGCCCCATATGAAGCAAACATATTGTTAGCGAGGTCTGAAACCTCATTCCTAAGGGGAAGGTTGATTGTGTTCATAAGCTCACATAAATATTGCGCGTAGGAAAATCCTTGGGATACTGCGGTTCAAAGAAAAAATCCGTTGGAGACGACTCAAGCATATAAATAAAGTTTGCGTTTACAAACCTCAAGTAGTTGTAGTCGATGTCTTCGAGTTGATTATCTCCGGGGTTGGGCCCATAAAACTCAAATTCCAAACTTCGTCCGCCAGAATACTGTTCGGCGTCCACATACGGACTATCCACGCGGCTTTTACGAATGGTTACGATTGAATCCAAGTTGGCCCAAGTAGTGTGGCTTTCTAGATTCTCATCACTTTCTGAGTTCTCAAAGGGGCCTAAAAATTTAATCATACGTTGAAGGATGTGAGTGAAAACTTAGTGGGTGGTGTCGCGACTTGAACAGGGCCAGTTACGCTATTTGCTTTCATGCACTCGCCGATTACATAGCTAATAACATCGTCGGCAGTAGCATCAAAACCGTCGGCACCTTCATAGTCAAATTCCCAAGTTGATTCGTATTCGCCCGGAATAACCAAAGCGTTCGCAATTTCGTCGTCAGAAAAAGTACTAACGACCATCGATGTATTAACCAACTTCTGATACGGAGTCCCGTCCGAAGGATTAATCGTCAATGAAATGAATGTATCCATGACTCAAATGTACTACTCTGAAATTAAAACGTCGAGCGCACGGAGATGGTCAAGGCCCTCGTCGCTAAGCAAGTAAGACGTGGCCAAAGCCACAGGGTCTTCACCGAAAGGAACCGTGACCAACTTCTTCTTATTGGTGGGGCCGTTGAACCAAATCTCAGTCTTGTTGCGGCGGAAAGACAACAAGTTGTCGTCAAAGAACTTCTGAATCTTAGACTGCAACTTCAAGTCCGGGTCGTTAGCTACACGAAGGAATGTCTCGGGGTCGCGACGCACATAGATAAGCATATCGCGGCGCAACTCCGATGTGGTCATACGAGATGGGTCGATGCCAAGTAAGATGCGAGATACGTGCTCTAAAGCTTCGATACTCATGTTCTTACACTCGACAAGGGCGTCGACCTCGAGGTTAATCTGTTCAACTTCAGCGCCAGCGTCGCGCTCTTCGTTGACCTCCTCATACTTAATCCCATTCATAGGATGGTAGTGGAGGAACTCTTGCAATACGGGGTTGCTCTTGGGTACATGTAAAAACCCATCCTCAAAAACGATGGGCTCGACAATAGCGTTGCCGTCTTGCTCGTCCTCGAAAGGACTCTTTTGATTGCGTGCGTAACGCAATGGGCGGTTCTGCCCCTTCTCTTCGTCCCAGTATAACAGCGGTGTACGCTGGCTTCCGCGACCGGGAATCATAAAGGCAATGGGGGAATTTTTCCGCTTTAGGCGGTATGTTTTATTCTGCATGTTATTTTAATTAAGGGGTGGATATAGGGGAGCACCCGTTGTGCTCCCCCTATCCGATTCACAATCAGTCTTGGAACAAGAAGAAGTTGTTCGCTCCCATGGTGCAGACAGCACGCTCAGAGAGGAAGTTCACTTCCATCGCGTCGAGGTCGCTAGTAGCGGCGCCACCAGCAGAACCTGTAATCCAAGTCTTATACCGGCGGTCCTCAGTCTCTGAGGCGCGGTAGCGGACGTGGAGGAACGGACGCTTGGCGTTCTTACCCAACACTTGGTCATACACGGTAGTGCTACCGGCAGGAACCATCATGCCGTTGATGCCGCCAGAGGCGAGACCACCACGCATAGTTGGGTCGTTCAGGTACTTCCAGTCAGACTTATAGAAGTCGTAACCACGGCGGAAGCCCGTGAAGCCAAGGTTGAGAGCCATCTGCTCGTCGTTGTCGAACAAGCCGTAGCTCGTACCGCCAGCACCGTAGCTGTTCTGAGCAGCCAACATATCGTCGATGGCAAACCCGAAGTCACGGTTAACGAAGATGACGTTCTCCTCGATAGCACCCTGCTTATCCAAGCGAGAGATGATAGCGTCGAAGTCAGCCAAAGCAGCGGGGATACCGCCAGACCAAACATTGCCACGGTCCTCAAGGGTGTAGAAGATACCTTCGGTACCCTTGTTGCCGACGGTGGTGTTAACAACCTGAGTAGCAGCACCAGAACCAGCCTCAGCAGGAACGGCCTCAAGCATAGAGGTCTCGAGGTAGTCGTCAAAGCGGAGACGAGTCTCGTGCTCGGACTTGATGTACCAGAGGTATCCGCTCGCACCATTTTCAGTGGTCACTTCAATCCATCCAATCTGAGCCATGTCAGAACCGTTGATGGCATACTTGTCCTTGAGGATGATGGGGCTCGTTTCAAAGATGAGGTCATCAGCTTCGAGTGAACCTTCCATTCCATTAGTCCCCTTAGAGAACTCCGAACCATAGATGAAGATGGTAAGGTTGGTGTCAGTAAATGCGCCAGCAACACCAGCATATCCGGTCCCCTCATAGAAGGCTACGGTAATCTGGTTATTGGTGAGGTCAACGTTGGTAACGATAGCCTTATTGCTTCCGGTTCCGTTGTTCTGGTCAACCATAACAGTCTGACCAACGCGGATAGCGATGTTGTTCGCTGTATGTCCGCCTTGGAAAGAGTTAGGCACTGCCAAAAGGTCGTTGACCTGAATGGTTGCTGTGGACGCATTGGCCGCAGCAGTCGTTCCACACTCGACGTACTTAGTGTGCAGACGTCCCTGCTCAGCCCACTTGATGAGGTCTGAGTTGGACGGCATCTCTGCACCTACCATACGGAGGAATGAGGATACTGTGCGGTTACCGTAACGCTCGAACTCCTTCTCGTAAGTATCGGGGAGATACTGATTGAGGAAGTCGAAGTTGTTGATGTAGTTTGTTGAGAGCGGAATCTGGTCCGAACTCGGTTGGAGATTAAACCCCGGGCTTGCTTGTACTGAACCTGCCATGGTTTCTTATGATTTGTTTCTTGGACTACGAATTTTGAGCCCCCGACCCGAACTGGGTGCGACGGCACGAACTTTGAATTCCCCCTTAGAAACAGCTTGGGGAACGGGACGCTCGGACATGTTGATGTTTTTTGTCTTGCGCATCACGTCATCCACCGCAGCCGCTTTGCCTTGCTCGTAAAAGAACTCGGCAAACTTCTCGGGGTTCATCGCGACAGCCAAAGACTTGTGGTATCCTGCGGCATCCTTGACTAAGCCCTGCTCATCCAAATACTTGTTTAACCAAGCCTCGGGAGTTTGCTGCAACTTCTTCAATTCGCCACGGTCACCGGGAGAATACACGTAGGATTTATCGTTGAGGTTGAACTCAAAGCCTTTGAACTGTTCACTGAACACCTCGTTGGTCTTATCGTCAAACCACTCCTTCCTGCGCTTCTGCTCCTCTTGGTAAGTCTTCGCCTGTTCAACATATTGCTGGTAAGCTTGATACTCTTCGGAGTCCTCCAGAGAACCTGCGCCCCTTGACTCAAGAGGTGCTTGGTATTTCTCCTTCTGTTCTTCGAAGAATTTCTTTGCTTTAGCAACAGCTTTCTTCTTGGCTAATTTAGCCTTTTTAATATCAACCTCATCGTCGAGGTCTTCATCAAACTTGTACTCCTCCATCATCATCTCTACGTCCTCCTCATCGAGGCCGTCTTCAGTAATCAAGAGGTATTCTTTTAGCAACCCATCCCCGTCGGCTTCGTCGAGGTTGCGGTTCACTTTCATAAAATCTTCTAACCCCCGACCAGTCTCCTGCTTGTACTTGTAGTACGCAGCGACATCTTCGGGCAACTCGGGCTCAGACTCTCGGGCCTCAGCCAGCTCGTCCAAAGAGTTAATCTCCCGACCGTAACGGTTGCTCAAGAAAGCCCGCACGTCATCCTCCGACAAACCGGTGGGTTCTTCGGCTGGCTCTTTAACCTCCTCTTGAGTAGGAGTCTCTCCGCTAACCTCTGCCTCGTGCTTTTCGAGCAGCTCCTGTTCAATCTGTTGGGTAGACTTTGATTCGACCTCTCCGAGGTCACGCACTTTAATTTCCATTTATATATAGTTTATCGTGGACTAAACTCAGCCAAGTCGAAACCATCGAGGCTGTCCTCATTCGACTCGAAATTCATTGGCGGCAAGTTATTCTTCCTCTGGTCAATAAGCTTGCTCTGCTCAGTATTTTGTTGACTAATGCGCTTTGCCTTGGCGTCCTCACGCTTGTCCTCACGCGCCTGCAACTGCTGCTCCTGCATGCCATGCAACTGCAAATTGTATTGGAACTCGCGCTCCATAAGCTGAGCCTTAGCCTGAGCCTCAGCTTGCATCTTCTCAATCTCGAAAGCAATCTCAGCCTGCTTGACCTGCATCTTGCTCTGCGCCTCAGCTTGAATCTTTTGCATAGCCGCCTGCGCCGCCATCTGCTGTGACTGCATATTGTTCTGCGCCTGCATCTGTTGCTGCTGGAGCTGGAACTGCCGCTCCTCCTCCTGCTTAGCGATACGCTTAATCTTCAGCAGTTGGTTCGCGAGCTTAATATTCTTAATCTCACGGATATCGATAGCGTCCTCAAGGTCGATACCACCCTTGCTCAAAGCCATTTGGATATTGGCCTCGAGCTGCGCACGCTGCTCCTCGTCGGGGCTGACCTCAATGAAGATGCCGAAGTCGTAGATATACAGCTCGTTAATCTCCTTTAGGATACTGACGTTGTATTTACCAATCTGGTTGACAAACTCATCCTTGAAGTCGGCGTACTCCAAGATGTCGCTGACACGGTACGTAAGGGCCTCAGCCAGAGACCGGAACATATAGAGGCTCCCGTCCAGAATATGGCGGGTAGCCGTATTGCTATTGGCCGCAGCAAGCTTCTGCAATCCGACAAGGCTATGCGGGTCGGGCGTACTCCCGTCGCGGGCCTCGTTGAGTCCCGTTACGTCACGAATCATCTGCAAGTAGTGATTCATATTTCCAATCAGCATCTGCGTCTTGGCAGCACCGCTGTTGCTATTGAGCTCTTGGATAGGAACCTTGCCCTGATTGTACTCTCCGTCCTGAGTGTATGACCTTCCAATAACGCTACCCGTTTGGAAGTATAGCCGCAAGGCATCCTCAGGGTTGTATGCGTTGCCCGTACCTAGGTCGACCTCGTTGAGTCCATCCGCGTCGATATACACGCCGTCGGGAACGGTGCGGGAGATGACCTGCTGGAGCTTGAGGTGCGTAACCTGAATGAGGTCGGCGAAAGGAATCATACGCCGCGTGAGCGACTCGATGACGCCCTTGTACATGCGCGGGGCCGTAGCCACATAGTTAGGAAGCGCGTGCTGAGAAGCAGACTTGGGACGCACCATGTTCTCGGCCACCTCCCACTTGAGTAGGATGTTGGTGCCCATAACCATGATGCCCTCGTACCAGACGTCGATGGTCTTCTCCACCTTCTCGAAGTTGCCCTCATCCATCATCTCGTCCGGCGGATTGAACTGGTCGTCCTTTTCAATCATCCGGGCTCCGTCGCCGTCAAGCTTCTTCTTCTTATAGACAATCTTCTTAGTCGTCTTGTAGTTGAAGTACATTTGTAGTAGTCGTACCAGCTTTGGCTGTACTTGCTAATCTCCTCCAAGTCCTCGTTGGTGAGGTTGGGGTCAATCTTCATAAGCTCCGTGATGGGAAGCGTCTTAATCTCTCCCCAGTAGAAGCAGTCCTTGAAGTATGGGTCCTCGGTATAGCTGTATACTATGTTAGCCGGGTCGACATACGAAAGCTGTACGCCCGCGCCGGGCAAGAACTCGTGCTTAGCAACGCTGATGCCTAAGACCGTAAGGTCGTAGTCCATGCGCTTGCGCAAGTCAGTATAGTGGTTCTCTTCGAGGATGGTGTTGATGGCTTCCTCCTCAGCAATCTCAATGGCAGGCTTGTAGTTGAGCTGCATATATACCTGCAACTCCTCGTCGGTGCTAGGCAGGTCGTCGGGGTTCATAGTGAACGGGTCGACACCAGTCTTCTGCTGGATGATATCAAGCACAGGCTTGGCTACCATCTGCCCCTCAATCATATCCTGATACTTGCTGCGCTTGGCTTGCGACAGGGCGTCCTGAGCGTATGCCTTGACCTTGAAGACGCGCTCAGACATACCGTTGACCACGATGTCAACGAACTTAGGAAGGATGGGGACCGGGGTCCAATCCAGATTCAAATACGAAAGGTCGCCGTCTACAGCGAGCTCGTTCTTGTACTTAGCAATGCTCTGCTCACCACGGGCATAGAGGCGCAAGCGGTTGAACTCCCGCCACTGATTGTAGAAGCGGCATTGGTTGCCGTCCTTTTTGAACCACTCATACTGGATGGCTTGACCGACCATAAGTCCATACTCCTCGGTGGCTTTCTCCGCATCAGAAACAAACTGACTGGGGAAACCCGCACCGGAGATATTGATTTTGACATCCTTCATTTAGTCCAAACGCTCACTTGTAAAGCCTCGATTGTTATATCTCGGCAAGGTAATGCTTATTGAACTCTTCTTCTGTTCAGGCATATAGAGGTGTTTTTGGTTCGCCATAACCGCTAGTCCGCTGCTGATAGTCGCGTCGAAAGCAGTGCGATTGCTAATATCAAAACGCGCCCAATCCTCTAGCGTACGCACGAAAGGCATAGTGCCCATCTCGCCCGCATCGCGGAACGTGCCGTCCATATCTATTCCCACGTGCTTTTCAATATAGCTCTCGATAGCTGCGGCATGGGCTTGCTTGACGTCCTCAGAACTGTTGGGGATACCGCCCAGCTCACGCTCGGTTTTGCTCAACTTATTGTAGTGCTTGTCCGGCCTGTTCATACAGAACCCACGGTAGCCACGGTTCTTAAAGTGATACAGCAACCTCGGCTTGTTGTTCTCAATAAGGATAGGCATACCATAGAATACGCACGCCATCAGCACCTCCTCAAAGAATATCTCCGCCGTCTGCGGGCGGGCGACATACTCAAGGAAGAACTCATTGGTCGGCGCGTCGTCCATATGGAACTTGGTCATTCCGTGAAGAGCACCGTTAGAACCACCACCGCCCACAGTACCACTAATGTCGTAGGAGTCACATCCAAAAGAGCCAATGTGTTCATTCCCTGCATACTTAGTACCCCGCTTATCTATCCAACGATTTTGCATGCCCTTCGGTGGCGTCCAAGACACATTAAACCGCCCGCGCTTATCGGGGCTAAAGATGACCCGAGAGTCTTTGATACCGTTCTCCCAATGGAAAGAACCGCGCGTGAGGTAGTGCTCCTTAACAAGGCTGTCGGCGTAGTCTATCTGCTGGTAAATCTTGGTGAGGTTGAATAGGCTCTGCTTGCTCTCGTCACGGAAAGCATGCGACTCAGTACGAGGGAACTGACGGTAGAACTCGTTGAGCGCATCGGGGTCGCTCTTCATGCTCTCTACCTCCGCCTCCCAGTAGTCGATGGCGCCACGCTTGATAGGCTCGCCGTCAACGCCCTTAATAGATTTCTCTGGGGTATGCAGTACCGGATGCCCAAACTCATCGATGAAGCCTTCCATATTGTACTCCATAGGGATGAACAGGCGGTACATACCGCTCTTGGTTTGTCCGTTGGCGTTGCGAGAAGTCGGGTCGGAATCCTCGTACAGCTTCTTGAAGTTCGAGCCTCCCTTAGCCAGCGCGTTCGACGTAGACCCCATAAGGCACTTGCCGATAATCTTGCTTCCAAGGCGCAAACACGTCTTCGTCACCCTCCAGTTATTGAGGATGTTGTTAGGCTTGACCCACTTTCCGCTCTCGTCGTGGACAAGGAGGATAAGCTTCTCTCCGTCGTAGGAGTTGTCGTCGGTATTCTTCCAGTCGATAGTCGTGTCGAGACCAAGGATGCCCTCGCTCTCCACATCGTACATATTCTTCTTGGTAATCTTAGAAGCGGGAACCCGGAACGCCAGCTCGGTCTTCGGCTTATCCATTCCGTCCTGTATAGGCTTAAAGAAGAAAGGAAGGCGGTTGGCAATAGGAACAACCTTGTCTGTAAACATCTTCTTCGCATCAGAACCCGTCTTGGAAAGTATGCCGACCCGCGAATCTTTCGCGAGGGTACCGGTATTGACGCACTCCGAAGACCCCATAAATGAGAATCCCGAACGGCGAATCTTGAGATACACCATACCGAAGCTGCGGGGGTCTGCCTTGCACGCTTCCCAGAAGATATAGAATATTCTGTTCGCCTCACGGAAGTCAGGGTACCCCACATCGATACTCGTCCACTGCAAATACATATAGTGGGCGCCGGTGATATACGTCTGCTTGCCGTTGTTTATGAACCAGTGCCCGTCCTCGCGGCGGTCGAACTCGTTCTCGATATAGTCTACCCAGTTGGACTTGAATGCCTTAGGCATATCGTTCCATTGGAAGATGCTCTGTATTCGCGATAGCGCATGCGGAAGCTCCTTGCGTACCCACTTGTTGCCCTCCGGTATATCCTTCGGTGGCGGCGGCAAAGCAATATTCAGTCCGTTGATATTGATGATGTCTCCAATCTGCCCCGTCTTGGAGATGACCACCATGTCGTACTTTTCATTGTACCCATAGAACCACGTCTTAGCACGGTTCTTATTGGATATCACCGACTTCGATACCAACCCTGATACGGGGAGGTAGAGTCTATCTTGAACGTCGCTCTGCAAAACCCATCTTGCTTTCCGTCTGCGTGGTGTCCAAACCCAACTCCTCTTCCTCGGCGTCGATGCGGCTCAAAATCTCTAACGCATCGAAGATGGCAAGCTTCTTAGTGGCCGCAGCATTCTTTAGCCTGTCGGCTGCAAGGTCGTCGTCTTCACCCGGCTTGAGGATATCTTCCTGAGCTACCTTGATGAGTTGCTCAACAGCTATCCGCCCCGCCGCAATGATGCGCTCCTTTAGCTTCTTTGAATCTTGCATGTTATTTGGTGGTCGAACATCCGATACAGCTTCTCCCCGTCCACAGTGAACTCATACTCGCTCTCGGGACGGAAAGTGACCATATCTCCAGACTCAATTCCTTGGCCCAAAAGATAAGCATTTGGATATCTCATTATACCCATGAGTGGCTCCTCTGTTAAGGGCTTGAAGATGATAGATTCTTCAGGGGGTATAGGCTGTACAAAGCAGTACCTATCGTGGGGGTACCACTGGCCTGCATTCCGGTACATATAGAACTGGTCGAAGTCGACTAGGAACAGGTCGTCTTTCAGAAAGCTCCTACCGCTGCGCTGGCGGCCCCTCATATCGTTGTAGTACTTGAATACGTTGTGGTGAACCAACAAGGTATCGCCCAACGCTATGGGTCCATCATAACCCAACGGCAACGCCACAACCTCGCCCTCTCGATTTGCGAAGCGGTGGTCTTCCTCACTCGTACTAACGATGAGGTCGCCCTTGGTGTTCCCTCAAAAGTTGATATTGTATTCTAGTGAAGTAGGCATCGCAATGAACTCTTTCCAGAGAACGACGACGCTGTCCTGCTCGATGTAGATGAGGATGCTCCCCGTCTCATCATTGTATTTAATTAAATGCACATAGTGGGAGTTCCCGAGAACGGGCTGTCCCACTACGTAACACATACAGTCCTTGTAGTTAGGACCGATGCAAACCTTTCGAATATCTCTCACGAAAGAAGGTCAACAATACGGTATGTAACGTCAATCTGAATATTCCCGTCGCCGGGACTCGTGACCGCTCCAGACAAAGTAAACTGGAGCGCCTGATTAGACACCAAAACGGGTGCCGTAGCCTGAGTAAAAACCCTAGCGTCGCTTGCCGTTACTTGCAATGGGGTAGATGGAGATGTCGATTGAACCCCACTGCCCACCGAAAGTTGGAAGTCACCAACAATCCCGTATGTAGAAGAACCGTACCCATACGAAAGGGAGGCAGCTACAACCATAACTGCACGGTCAATACCCGGAGATGGAACTACTTCGGGGCCAGAAGAAGGGCCCATAGTAGCAATAGTAGCCGCAGGAACAAACAGACGAGTAGAAAGAATAGGCCTGTCTTGCCAAATAACTCCATTAACGGAATCGTCCTTTACAAGAACCTGTCCGTCAATACCTACAAATCCAGAATTGTCCTTGACTTCTCCGGCTAAAAAAATCTCATTGTTTACCTGAAGGGTTTCTCCCACCGCAACATTAGACCAATCAATGTCCTTGACAATAATGTTTCCATTGACAATGGCCAAGGCGTTTCCAACGCCTGTTAATGCAATAGAACCGTCAGCAGTGTTGCCAGTATCAAGAACAGACTGAAGGTCTTGGTCAGGAGTACCGTCGCCGTTTGCCGCAGCCGTAATACGGCCTTGCGCATCGACGGTAATGTCGGCGTTGGTATATGAGCCGGCTGCAACAGCGGTATCAGCAAGGTTGATGGTGCCCGTGGTCGTAATGGGTCCGCCGTCAAGGCCCGTGCCTGTGTCTACCTGCGTAACGCTACCGCCGCCGCCGCTGCCCGTGGTGGAGATGATGATATTCTGAGGGTCGG